GATTCCTTCGGTTTTATAGCATTTATACTACCATTATCATAAGCAGTTGGCGTGATTAAAATACTTGCTTTTTCTAATAGATTTGCCATTATGATTCGCAGTTTTCAAATCCTTGTAAAATAGTAGTAGTGCCTGCTTTGTTCTCTGTGAAAGTAGAACGTGCTTCCAAAGCTGAAATTAATCCTCCAATAGCAGATACTAAATCTTCATATATCTTACCCCAACTTATTGTATTATCACTTACCCCGTTTCCGAAGTTCGTTGTCTCGTAAATCTTTCCCCAATTGATTGTATTTGCCATTTAAATATTTTTTTAATTTTAATATATTTTCAATTTTTGGTTTATATCTTACAATACCCATCCTTCGAAATTTGCATTTTTATCGGGATATACATCCTCATTACTATTTGTATAATATTCTGGAAAGTCAGAAGAAGCGTTAAATGACATATAGTCTATAAATCTCTCTGTATAATACTGTGCTATATTTCTCTCTTTTTCAATAAGAAAATCAATCTCACTCTTGTCTACATTAGCTGAGTTTTCAGCAGAATGTTTAAATACACCCTTGTTAGATATAGAGTAAGCTGCGAATGGCAAATATTCAACCATTGCCCAATGTACTAACATAGGTTTTATATAGTTCGTAGTTAATGCTAAATATGGGTCAGCTAAATTACCTAATAGAATATGACTCTTAATTTTATTTAATAGGTCAGTACCTAAGTAATTCTGTATATGTGTATCCTGTGCAATCTCTATGTATTGCATAAACTTATCTGTATCTACATTGCCATTTAAAGCAGTAAATTGAACTACATCTTTTCTGGTTATAAGTAATGCTCTTGCCATATCTATTTGTTTACAAATCCTCTTTTAGGCATATCTACAGGTCTCTTAGCTACCTTTGGGTCATTCTTAATAGGTTTTAACCCTTCTTTTTTTGCTTTGTTAACTGATATCTCTGATATAGGATTCTTTGCATCTGGATTAATGTTTGGTTTTTTAGCCATATAAGTCTTTCTCATCCAATAGTGGTGACAATTACCACCTCCCTTGTATAACCAAATATCATAAGTATCTGCACCATTAAGTCCCCAACCTTTATTTACAGGTTTTGAACTCATAGCCATTATATCTTCTTTCCGATATATCTTTTTTGCCTTAATCATCTTAGCACAGAATGGTCTTGTAACACTAACACCATTACGCATTGTTAATTTTAAAGGTGCATATTGATATCTTACCTTAAATCTAAAACCTTCTTCATTTACTGCATCTTGCTCACTTTTTGCATTAGGTCTTGCTACTCCTGTGGATGCTAAACCTATCATCTTGTCTAATGCTTCTTCTTGGTCGTAGTCTACTTTCCTTTCATCTACTAAATCCCAATTTTCTAAATCTTCATCTTCTCCGTATTCTATTAAGATATCAGCAGCTTTTTCGTTTGTTTCTGGAATGTCAGATTTTAGTTTAACTCCTGTTTCTTGTTCTCTCGCTTCCTCTGTAACTGCGTTATCTGTGTCAATAAATGACAATGGTTGTAATGTTTTGAAGTATAATTTTAGAGATATACCATTAACTGCAAGTATATCATCCATACATTCTGTTATCAGCTCTTGATATGGTTTTATAGTTATGTTATCAAACAATAGTGATGCAGTTTCGATTTCTTCAGCATTTGAACCTAAACCATTGTTTTCTGTTCGAATACCTAATAGTAATGGAGAAGTAACACGATGAGATACAATTAACTTTCTTGAGCATTCGTTAGATAAGTATTCGTAGTGTTGTGGTGCATCGTTTAATGGTACATCATCTATTGTTGTTTTGGACTCAGCATTGTTGTTAAATGCTATTATAACCTTTTCACCAAAAGACCCTGTAAGTTTGTTTAATACATCGTTTTTTACTTGTATTTGCTTCTCTCTATCTGGTACACCATTATTAAAGTTAACTACTTTAGTACCACTAAATCCATTTTGCACATCGTTAATTAAGTAGTCACTTATCTCGCTTTCTAACTCAGCATATACGAGACCACCTTGATAGTCAACAGGACAATAATAATGATAGCCACTAACGTATCTTTTACATATTTTGATTTCTGGTTCTTTTCCATTTCCGTATCCAAATGCTGCTATTCTTTTAGGTTTATCTCTTTTGTTTACTTTTGTCCAATCTGCTGCGTAGTAGTATGCTTCAATGTCTCCATCCTCATTACATTTCTCAGCTCGTAGTGTTTGTCGTGGAAAATGCTCTGCTTTAAATACTTGACCATTTTTGTATAAAACTTGAAAAGATGCCTCACCTAATAACTTTAAGTCTAATGTTATTTTTCTTAAACAAGTATTATTAAAAATAGAACGCATTGCAGCATATTCATTAGTTTTACTTGATGAGTCTAATGCATCTACACCTCTTCCATATATCATATTACTAACACCATTTATAATAGCGTTATTTGTAGTAGAACTTATGTAAAGATTTATAAGATATGAGTAATAATCATTGTCATCACCATAAGCTATCCATTCATTTTTTTTGTCTTCAACTACTTCTGGTTTATTGTAAGAAGATAAATTAACTATATGAATGTTATTATTACTTTTATTATGTTGTCTCCTGCTCATAAAGTCACAAATTGTGTATCATCAGTATTAGATGTATATGTTGAATTGTTAATACTAAAGTCTTTTGGGTCTTGTTGAGTACAATATGCTTTAGCTTTATGTGTTGTTTCATTGTCTTTAACAAATTCTAAAGTATAAAAATTGTCTTCTTTTAAAATACTAAAAGTAAGATAAAAGTGAACATAATATAAGTTAGCTAAAAAAGGTACATTAGTTAATGTCTCTGTTTGTTGCGTTCCTTCTTCCGTAAGTATTACTGATATTAAATCAGAAGTATTAGCCTCTCTTACAGATATATTAGTTAAACTAATATTCGTGGGGTCTGTGTGTCTCTTGATAGATATGCGTGTACCAAATGCAACACCTTGTAATGTGTTAAAACCTAATTCTGATGGTATGTCTACATTTGAGTCATTGTTAACAAAGAAAGAAGTTCTTAAGCCACCAGATGTTTTAGTTTTTATCTCGTAAGTCCATTGGTATTGTTTACCAATAGTCATTACATTGTTTTGTATTATCCTTGATAATTCATCAGTTCCAGAAAAAGTAGCTAAACCATTTTCGATACTTACATCACCTTCTTTTGTCCAATTAGATTCACCATTAGCAAAATCCCCATTAACCACTAAATCACTATTTATATTATGACTTCTTGGTATAGCTTTTACTATCTGTTGCGTTGTTATAGGTTGAAGCACTATCATATATATACAATAAGATAGTAGTTGTTTTGTTAATTTTAAAGCATAAAAAAAGAGGACATATAGTCCCCTTAATTTAGATACCTCCTTATTTATTATGCGTTAGGGTCAATAGGTGTTGTTGAATCATCATCAGGAGCAGCAGCACAGAAGAATGGTGGTTGTGTCTCTTGTGCAGTAAGCACTAATGTAAACCCACTTAAATCCCCCATAGCAGCACCTGTTACCATAGTACCACCTGTTACCTCACATCCGTGTTCTTTACCTAAAAGATAAACCTTGCCATTGTAAGCCTCTACAACGACTTGTCCTCTACCTTTAGCCAATTTTCTAATTTGTTCTTGGGTTGCTAAATCTAAAACTTGTAAAGTAACATTTAATGTACTTTCATAGAATGTAGTCCCATTTTCTCTCGAACTGTTAATAGTAGTTTCAAGTGAACTATTACCTTTCAATTCGTATTTAAAATAGTCTTTAGCAGCATCTAATGTAGCTTCATTAGTAGAACCATCAATAGTTGCAACATCAGTAGCATATGCAGTAAAAAAGATATTCTTTAACCCTCCTACCGAATCCTTACAAGCTAATAACCGACCATTTGTAATTGCACAACTCATATATTTATATTTTTATAAAAAAAAAGGTGGGCAGAACCCACCCTTAATTTTTGGTTAATTTATACTATGCGTAAAGAACGATGTCTGAACCAATTCCGTGCTGAATTCCTGCAGTCATTCTCATTACGACTCTTACGTTTTGACTTCCATCGATGTCAGCCATATCGATAACCTTAACTTCGTTAGCGTCACTCGTCAAACCTGTGCCGAAGAAAAGATTTGACTTTTCAGCAGCTACCATTTTGTCGCTTGCTAATCCATTTGCCAAGAAAAGATTAATTCCGTCAAATTTAAGACCTCCGTTGTTGTACCACATTGTCCCTTTATTATCGACTCCGTTAGCACCTCTGCCTCCTACATTTTCTGTACCTGCAACATTTTGTACTGCACCAAATCCTCCTAATGCACGTACATATGCGTAAAATACATTAGATGGTACATAGATGTTTAAGTCATCCTGTGGTTTTACTGTATTAGGAATAGCATCTACTACTTTTCCTAACTCATCAATTACGTTTGCAGCAGTCACAGTAGTACCTGTTACATCAACAACATCACCATCAGCAGCTAACGTAGTAGCAAATCCATCGAATTGACCACTTGTAGCGTTAGTTCCTGCCCATATATTTGTTTCGATTCTTTGAGCAACTTTGTCTGCAACGTGAGCAATTAAAAAGTCTGCAAAAGATGGAGGAAGATTCTTATATGCAGAATATCCCATCTGTATTGATTCCCAATCCGATACAAAATCTTTTTTACAAATTTGTAGGTTTACTTGGAACTCTTCTGGTTGTAAGATTCTTTCCGTAAGAGTCAAAGTTGATGTTGGGTCAAAATCACAACTACCATCTTTTAAAATGTCATCCGTTGCAATTTTTTTCATTACTTCCTTAAAAGCAATATTTGGTTTAATAGTAATACCTCCTTGTGAAAGTGTGTTACCAGATAGCAAAGCTGCAGAAATATATTTACCTGCAAATTCTCCTGCGTAAGTAGTAGTAATACTTGTGGTTGTAGCCATTTTTATTTTTATTAATTTGTTATAGTTCTTAAAACTCTATCAAAACTTGTCTCAGTTCTGTTTTGAGCAAAAAGATTCAATTCTTGTTTATTTACTTCTTGTTCTGGATTATGCTTAACCTTTTCAACTTCTGATAGGTCTTGCTTTTCCATTTCTTCTTTTTCTTCTTGCTTTTTCTCAATCATTGATTTTACTTCTTCAATCATTGACTTTAACTCTGCAAGTTCTTCTTTAGTAGCGTAAGCCATTTCCTCTTTGTCTTCAGCCTCTACCTCTACTTCTTCTGCTTCTTCTTCTTTACCAACAGACTTAATAATACCTTCTTCTTCTATTACTAATGTCTCTCCGTCTTCAAGTTTGTAACTTCCAACAGGTAGAGCAACTTTTTCGTCTTCTGTAACAATAAATACATCAGAACCTTCTGTAAAAGACTCAGACTCAATGATAGTACCATTGTCTAATGTAGCTTGTGCTAACTTGACCTCTTCAGAAGCCTCAACTCCTACGAGTTCTTTAATTTTACTTAACATTTCGATAGCTTTCATATATATACAATAGGTTTAAAACTGTGTTGTTGTGTTTTTATTAACACTATATCTTATTTTTAGCATCTTTAATTTCAAATAAAGATTCATCAACCATTTCTTTGTATTGAAATAATATTTTGTTATCTATTCCTAATTCTTTTAATGATGATTCTGCTGATGCAATGTCTTTTTGTTGCACTAATGCAGTTTCAGACGCTAAATTTAACATATCTGTTAGTTGTCTTCTTTGCTTAAAAAATTCAGTTGTTAATGAAATAATTCTATTTTTGTCTTGGGACAATAATTTATGTCTTTGTTTAATGTTATCCATTAACGCTAACTCAACCTTTTCTGACTTTAGTTCAGTTTTACCGAACAATTTCTCGTTTACTATTCTACCTGTATTCATTTAATTTATCTTAGTTATATTACCAATTCCTTGTGCTTGTAGTGAACCATCACAACATTTGCTACTGTATGTATTGTCTTGACATAGACATCCTCTCTTATCTGACTTTGGAGATGTTCTACTCGGTGTTTTAAACTTCTTGTTTCTCATTATTTAAAATCTTTTGCACCTTCCTCATTAATATCAGAGTCTAAATAATAGTTATCACATATTTTAGCTAATCTTTTAAACTCGTTTTCTGCATCTTTCAACCCTAAATCATTTGCTTTTTTGGCATATTCATTAAATTCTTTTGAAAGTTTTAAAAACTGTTCTTTTGATTTTTTAAAAGAATTAGCTGCAGTTATTTTTATTTGTTTTAATGCTTTTTCATACTGCGAAATAGCTTTATTTAATCTATTTTGTAAATCTTGTGCATTTAAATCCACCTTATTTGATGATAAATTTTCAGATAATGGTACACAGTTAGGTACTCTTTTGCCATCTTTCATCTTAAATCCTATCATCTCATATCCTGCTTGACAAGGTTCTTTTAATGATGCCTCTAACAAATCAAGTTCTTTTAATTTAGCACCCGACCATCTAAGAGCTGCTTTCCCTCCCCATAGTAAGTAAGATATAGTACCACAAGCCTCTGTATCTGATTCGTCATAGTATTCTCCTGCTCTGGATAGATAGCTAAACATCCTTTTAATAGTCTCAACAGTAATAGGTTTACCTTGTGCTAATTGTGTTGCACGAACCTTACCTACTTGCGTAGCACATTTATTACCTACCTTCTCGTTTAGTTCTATACCTCTTTTAGCATTGTTTTTAACTGCGTTAGGATAATCTGTATACGACTCTAATTTAGTAGAACTGAGCATATCAGTTAATTCAGCTAATATATCTTCTGCTTCTAACTCTTGATGTGTCTTGCAGGGCATATACCAAGTCTTACCACCAACATCGTGAGTATGTATTCCTTCACAACCTTTTGACTTAGCTACTGCGTATGCTTGTTCAGCAGTATCATAAGCAGTATGACCATCTATTACTTTTTCAGCAAAATTATCTTTAATAGATTCTTTTGGTCTTTCTAACTTGTCTGCAAAATATCCTTCTATACTAAACCCTTTAACCTTACCTGTCTTCACATAGTCATTCCAGACATCATCATTGTAAACCTTCATAGATACCATCCAAGTTCCGATAGGTACATTTAAATCGTAATGTCTTGACTTATCTTTGTCTCCTTCAACTATCCAAGACTCAACAACAGACAAACCCTGTAATGGTACTTGATGTTCTAACGTAGAATTGTTTTGGTTTCCTTTCGCTAAGAATAACTCAGATGCTTTTTTAACTGTGTTTTTAGAGAAATATATGTAGTATTCATTATCACCACTTTTGCGATAAATAGGTTTATTAGGCACTAATGCAGCACCCATAAGAATACGTTTCTCCTTGTCTACTTCAGCTAACTTAAACTCTTGGTTTTTTAGAGCTATAAAGTCTTCTTGTATAGCAGGTGATTCCACAACAGAAATAGCTTCTATACCACTATTGTCATCGTTGTCATCTATGAAGAGTTCTATAATATCCATATATATAACAATTACTCATTGGATTATTTGTAAAAGTTTTATATATTAGTAGAAAATAGAATTATGAAACAAACAACACAAATTACTTTTTACTCCTTTTTAGGTATTATAATATGTATAGCACTTGCTTTTATAGATAAAATCACCTAAAAAATGAAAGAACAAAAGAAATAATACTAATATGGGGGTATTTGACACAGTAATAGTGCCTTGCCCAAAGTGTGGCGAGGAACACGAATTTCAAAGCAAAAGCGGAGAATGTTCTTTACAAGTAGTTAATTTAGATGAATGTCCTGTTAATGTACTTGAAGATGTAAATAGACATTCTCCATATACTTGTGAATGTGGAACTGTTTTTGAAGTAGATTTAAGCACTCGTAAACCCAAGCAAGTAGGATAATTTGCTTTTATAGATAAAATCACCTAAAAACTTTGATTTTTCCGCAGTCTCTTATAGGAGGATTTTATCCTAAACTTGCACCCTCTATTATATTCCTATCCATTTGTTGAGCAGTAGTAACTTCTTCAGATACTACAAATGCTTTTATAGGTGTTTGTTCTTGGTCTGATATTGTTTGTGCTAATTGACTTGTCTGGGATGCTCCTACTACGTTAAATTGAGCAGGTTGTGGAGCAGCAATAGTACCACCACCTCCACCACTTGCTCCCATAGAAGATGCTTGTGATTTAGTAGCAGATACTGCTGACTTAACTGCACTTATAATACCTGCTGCTTGACCAGCAAATGCAATTAATAATGGTATGTTTTGTGGGAAACCAATCTTACTTGTTGCAGAAAAACCTTCTGCTACATTTACTTGAGAAGATGCTGCTCTCAATGTTATCTGTGATAATGTTGCTTTAGCCTCTGCGATTTGTTCTTTAACTCTTATAGCAGTCTTAGCAATAAACAATGCTCTACCTATTTTACTCTCACTTCCTGCTGCGTTTATTACTGCATCTAACCCCTCGTTTACTTGGTTTATTTTTGCTTCTTTTAATTCCTCCTCTATCTCTATTTGCTCTTGTTTATTTTCTAACAGAAAAGTATTTAATTCAGCCTCTGCATCTGCTCTTGCTTGTGTACCTTTTTGATATAAATCTATCTGACCTTGTAATCTTTCTTCCTCTATTATCTTTTCTTCTTCATTTATCTCTCTTAACCTTGTTAATCTTACTACTTCATTAGTCTCTTGCTCTGCATCAAATTGCTTTCTACTTAATGATAACTCACTTTCACTTTCTTGTACAGATTTAATCAAGTCTAACTTCTCTCTGTCCAAAGCTAAATCATTCATCTTTTGCTCTGACCTAAACCCTTCTATCTGTGCTAATACTGCTTCTTTTTCGTTTTGTGCCTCCAGAAGTCTTATTGTGTTTTCTTGACTTTGGTTCTTATCGAACTCAACTTGTGCTGCTTTGATTTGCAAGTCAACTTGCGTTAACATCGCTTTTTCTTGTTCGTCTAATGTTGCTTTTAACTTATTGTTAGCTTCTATTCTTTCATCAATAGTGTTTCTTTCCTCATCTCTTACTTGTCGTAGTTGTTCAGCTTGTCTGTCATATTTTTCTATTAACCCTTGATTTACTACTGCTGCTATCTCTGCTGACTTTGCTAAATTTACATTTTCTGATGCTGACTTAATAGTTTCCTTAATGTAATTACTTGTAGCGTTAGCTGCGTTAGTTACCCCCTCTGTAATTTTGTCTAAAGAACCATCAACACCTGTAAGTACATCTACATATTCTCTACCTGCTAACTTAGCGTCTTCCATAGCACCTTTAAAGTCTCCTTCAAATACTTTTTTTATGGCACTACTCAGAAAACCTAATGTATCTAATGCACTATTAAATCTCTCAATAATGTTGTCTTTAATTGCTTGACCAAAATTCTTCAAAGACTGCACAGGGTCATCAAATATAGATTTAAAATATCCTACAACTTTACCTACATTATTATCTAATAAATTAAAAAAATCGTTAAACGTAATTGATAAAACTTCAAAAGACTTGTTAAAGATATCTGCTACCTTTTGATTTTGGTTAAACAGTTCAGTTAATTTAGCAAATGCAGCAATAGCAATACCAAGACCTGCTGCTTTCAAAGCATTACCTATTCCTCTAATACCCTTAGCAGTCAAACTTGATGACTTCTCTACCTTTTTAAGACTATCAGCAGTATCTTTATTACCTTTAACTATCTCTTCGTTAAGTTTTTTAATCTCTTTTTTTAACTCTTCAATCTCAGATATCGCTTTATCTGTTTTCGCCTCTAACTCAACAGTTACTACTTTTGCCATTTGTCTTTTCTCATTTGTTTTATTAATTCAGAAAACGTTTCTGGATATTTATTTTTTCCTAAAGCAATGTCAATTATATCACTTGAATGTTTTTCTTGACTTGCTAAACTTAATAGTTGTAATATGCTTTTTATCATCTTAACAATCTGTATAACTTGAAACCAATCCAACAGATGAAACCCTTATAGATTGATTTAATCCAAATTGGTCTATCTTGAAGAATTTATCATCGCCATCAAAAGGAATACTTAAACTTTCATTTTCATAAACTATAACACCATTAGCAAAGTTTTCATCAAGGTTGTAAAATATCCTTCGTGTAATAGAAGACAATGCACAAGCATCTAACGCAGTATTAGCTTCAGCACTTATTATTAATTCATTTGCTACCTTAACATCTGTCAATAGTTCTACATTTCCTTTACCTGTGTTTAAATTTATCTTGATGTTATTTATTATGTATCTCTTATCTCTGTATATTATCTTATCTGACAATCTGTAGTCTAATATAAAATTACTTGGAAATACACCATTTAGTCTTGTTATTCGATTCTTAGAACTAAATGCTTTTTGAATGTATGCTTTGTAAAATACGTTAAACAATGTGTTGCTAAAATCAAGGTTATCAGCATAGGCATACTCATTCTGTTCTAAAGAAAAATTAATATTGTTAGAACTCGCTATAGCAGATACTTCTTGACTATTAGATGGGATATGGTAATCATCTATGTCTTGAAAACTTGTACCACTTCTTTCCTGTAGTTCTAAGAATCTTATAGCAGTTCCGTTAAGTCTCTTTATGGGATAAAATAATAATGGTTCACCTACATAAGCTGCTTTATCTTCATTAACTGACCACCCTACCTGTATGGTTGTTACACTATTATCATTAGCATCTAAAAGTCTTTCATACTTCATATGCTCGAACTTAGGTTCTACTTTATATACACCTCCTAAAGCATCATACTTAGTTCCAGACTCATCGCTATTTATGTCATATTCCTCTGTACCCCATCCAACCTTAAATGTTTCCTCGTGGTTTCTTGCTAAAAAAGTCTTTAAACCTTTATAAGCAAAATCAACTTCTCTAAATGGTAGTGATGGTAATACCTCATAATCTAAGTTCAAATTACTTGTTAAATTCCATTCTCTTTGAACTCCATTTAAGCCATTATAAAAGTCATCTAAAGTCTGTACATATATAACACCATCTTTCTCATAAGCAGTTAGATTAAACATCTTAAATAACGATGTAAGAAAGTCTATTACCTTAATATTTGGGATTTGTTGTTGAACTATAAACTTTTGTGTATTGTCAACAGTCATCGTAGATGCTAAATTAATAGTAGCAGTTCCAGAACTACCTCCTATTGGTATAGTAATTAACTGAAAGTCTATATCACTTGATGTAGTAAAATTTAAAGTAGAATTTGACTTTATAAATACTTGATATTCTGCATCTGTGAATGTTGTATCAGAATCTAAATACTGTGCAGTTCCAATATATGGACTTGATGCATCAGCAGCTATAAATGTTTCACTAACGATTGTTCCATTTTTAGCTATTAAGATAGAATACTCATCGGTTGCTACAGAAGAAACCATTGAGATATTAATAGTCAATATCTTTTTTTCAGCAGTTAACTTAAATGTACCACCATCAGATACAACAGTAGAACCACCTGCAAATGTTGTAGTACCTGTGGTGAATGTATCTACTAAAGTTTGTGGTTCAGTATCAAATGCAAATCCTGCTTTTCTGTGTAGCCACATATATAAGTCATAGTAATGACTATTGGTAGAATTAAAAAAGTCAGAAGAAAAAGTTATGTTGTAATGTTCTTCTATTGCTCTTATAATAATATCTAACCTGATAGCATACTTTAACTCTTCGTAGTAAACTCCGTGATAATGTGTATCACCTCCTCCTGAATGTGTAAATAAGTTACCTCCTAATTCGTTTATTCTTCCATCTGTAGAGTAAGGTATTTCTGTTGTAGCACCACTATCATAAAATAATCTTGTGTTAGTTGTTATTAATGGGATTACTAAAGCATCTGTGTAAGAACCAACAGTTATTTTATTTTGCAAACCTGCAAGAACAGTAGCAGCAGTATATACTTGGTCGAATTGACTAAAAAACGTAGTAGCTATGTCACCTAACTTATCGTCTGTAAACAAGTCATTAATATTAACTGTGTTTCCAACAAAACTTATTTTATAAGAATACACTACACCATTCTTAATTGATACAGAATCAAGTTTAATTTTACCTTCTTTAAATGGTGTATTGCTTAATTCTATATTTGCACTTTTTTTTATCCTTGCATCAAAACCATCTGTGATATCAAAGTTGTAGTAGTGTTTAAATATCTTATTGTTACTCTTACTTGCAGGAATAGAAAACGACTTAGTAAACTCCGTGAATACTTTAGCAATATCCCTAATATTTTGAATAGATGAATTAATAGTTACTTGTTCATCATCAAATAAGTCTACTCTGTTACCCTCTATGTATAGTTGCAGTCTTAACATTAAGATATATTATTAATTAAGTTAAATGCGTAATTAAATTGTATTGTAAAATTAACTAACCTATCGTTTAATGATGTCTTATACTTTAAAGAAGAATCCTTAACGTTTATTGGATATATTGTGCTAGAAATAGTTAACCAGCATTGTTCAGACAACATAAGCTCTTTAAATACCTCGTTCATTGCATCACCAACAAACCCTGTAGACATTGTAATACCTTCATTACCTACAACATCTATAACACCTCTTGCGTGTTCTGTTGTTGAATAAGTTCCCGTAGTAGATATAGTTGATGCATTAAATTGATTTCTTTTTACTTGCAGTTCCTCTGTACTTTTTTTGTCAAACCATAAATCTTGTAAAGCACCATACTTGTTTACGAATGTAACTTTTATAGGGTTAAACTTAGGTTCACATATTCTCACTATAGTTACTGTTATGTTTTGTCCTACCACCTTACTTGTGTCTGTTGTATTGAATGAATTATAAAGTATACCTGTTGTACCAAAACTTGGTATAACACCACTTGTGTTTTCTGGAACATACATAGTAGTATTACTCTGTGCTAAACTTAATGTATTCATCGTCTTATTTACTCCCTCGCTAAACTCAGACCAAGAATCAAACCCATCGTGGACATAAGATGTTAAACTACCTATTAATGCATCTGCTGAAGTATAAAATCCAATAGTAGCTATAATGTCTATATATTGAGAGTTTGTACCTGTTGGATATGTACCATCAAATGTTATATCTAAATAGTCTCTTGATAGTTCAGAGATACCCCATAAAGCACCATAAGAAGCATCTACATTCTTTCTTAATGTGTACCTATCAACACCTTCTATATTTAATGTTAAAATAGAATATGCAGCACTACTTGTACTTGTGCTATATATCATATAAGGACTTCGTAGTTTTATATTTGCCATTATCTAAGTCTATCGTTTTTAAGGGTAAATGCTAAAAAGTCTTCAACATCTAAACCATATTTGTCTACTAATTCTTTTGGAAGTTTATCAAATGCTTGTTCAAATGGTTTCGTAAAAAACAAACTTGGTTTAATACCTTCTCTATATATTTTTCTTGCTATTAAAAATCCTATGGTCTGGTAGTTACCTTTTGTGAATCTACCTTTATCATCTCTTAGTCTTATATTTCTAAACTTTGCCCAATCAGCTAAAGGTTTAACAGGTGGCATTTTGTTAGTGTACTTGTATGGTGTATTATACTTCTTGTCTACACCACTTACCCCTTTATCTTGGTAGATACCATAGTCTTCCATTTCAAATTCTAACTTAATAGAATTAGGCATCACCTTAACAGTTCCGTCTAAGCTATCGTAAAGCGATTTAGTGTAGTTTTTATCTCCCTTTGTTAGTCTACTCCTACTTTGTTGTATAACAAAATTTCTAAAGGATATGAGAGCTTGTTGTGTATTAGTTAACTGCATACTGTCATATCGTTTTGTATAAGTACATCAAATGTAGATGTCCACCCTGCTAACTTATTTTCAAATCTATCTACGAATGGTTCACAAGAAACATCACCCTCTATTTGGTATAGGTCAGTATACAGAGTTCCTCTTTGCATTAAATTAACAACTCTTGTTGACAAAGCTAACATAGTATTTAAGACATCTTGTTCGTTGTCATTTCCTACAAATTTATCTGTCGTTTCATCAATGCTAACATCAACTACATCCATAGCCAATATACTGACATTACAAGTTAATACCCTTTCACCAATGCTTACAGAATTTACAATGATATGTGCTAATGGAAATATATTCTGCTTATTCAAATCGACATCATCAAGACCTCCAGATGTAACTGTATTTACAAATGGTTCTGCTTCTAACGTCTCTTTAAGTTTTGTAGTTAGATTATAAAATCCTTTCATTTTCTTTTAATTAAATTTCGCTCCAAGTCTTGCTTCTCTTTTTCAAAAGACAAAAACATTAAGCACTTATGTAATCTCGTGGAAGTGATTTCGTCAAATCTCCTAAGGTCTCCTTGAGCAATCGCATAGATTGACTGATACCACCCCCATTTTTTTCCAAATCCTGCACTTGCTGAGATATTTCCTTGCTCATTAGAACTCTCTGTAAATAACTCTGAGTAAATCTCAGTAATTCGTTGCTTAAACTGTAAAAAAAAAACATAGCACCCATCACAACATCTAATGGTGCTTTCCTCATCGCTTCGTTTATTCTTCCATTGTATGGTTCAATTCCATACTTGTTACTATATCCTACTGTAATAGGTCTGTATAAAACGCTCATAGCTTTGTGCATCTCATCCCATTTACCTAAGTAGTTGTCTAAGTCTATATATTCTCCAAAACTAATATCATCAAGTTTAGGTATGAATCCATACTTAATACCATCTAATGTAAATGTCTTTTTTAATTCAGATTTTTGTGAAAACACATTATCTAAATGTTGTGCTATGTCTTGGACTTGCGAAAACTTAATATTAGCTACATCCTTTAAATCTATTCTACAAAATATCTCTACCATCTTCTGGAGAAGAAAGTTCGTGTTAGCATTATCCTTAGTGTTTAACTTCTCAAATCTTTGATACTGTTCTAAAGTAATTTCAGATAAATCTTCTGGTATGTATACTTCTAACTTCATATTTAAACAATAACTATTTTTAAAAATTGTATAAAAAAAAAGGGGAACATTTCTGCTCCCCAATCAACTAAACTAACTATATATAAAACACTAAACTAAACTTGCTGCCAAATGCCTGTACAATTCTTCTATCTTGTTTTCAAGCTCGGCACTATTCTGCTTGTAGGTTTTCGACCCCCATTGTTTTTGACCATTGTGGTCAATGTACAACCGAACATCCTTACCCACATAACCACCCTTGTGTAGTGGTTTCTGGACTACGTATATGTCATTATCCCAACACAACTTCTTTACCTCGTGGTACTTCAAATATACTGTCATCATATCGTAAGTATTTTGAGTCTTCTGTTGTACTTTCTCATAAGAGATACCTTAAAACGCATTTTAGATAGGTAAAAATGTTCTTTTGTGCTATTTGGGTCTGTACCCTCTATAAGCCTACATAACGTAGAAATTTCGTTGTTTAAATCTGTTATAAGACCTAATACGAATCTAATGTGTCTTCTCTTTCTCATATTGAATCTACTAAAGCTGATAATAAAATAAAGATACACATTACAATAAATGTAACTGCGTAGAACGACACTAAATAGTAGATGTTGTTAGGTGATTTTTTAAGAAATTCTTTCATTTTTTTGTTTGTTTTTTGCTAAACTATAAAACTTTTCTAAAATACACAACTAATAAATAAAATATTCTCCTTTGTTTGGATTCTCTAACTCCATCATTAAAGCATAACGCATAGCATCAATGCAATGGTC